GGGCCGCCGGTGGGCAGGGTGTTGGTGAGGTCGGCGGCCTGCTGGTCGCAGGCGCGGGCGGCTGCGGCGTGGACCAGGGCGTCGTCGTAGTCTTCGGGCAGGGTATCAGTGCCGTTGATGGCGTGAAGGCTCTGCCAGTAGATGTTGCAGTTGGAGCCGTCAGGTACTGCGATGCTCTCGATGCGGAGGGTGTCGCCCCAGACGGAGAAGTCTACGAAGGACTTAGGGTCGTTGCCGGTGGGCCACTCAACGGCGATGAGGCGGACGCGCTCTGTGAGAGTGGTCAGGGCCACATCACGGCTGCTAGCGGTGGTGGCGATGGTGGTCGTGCGCTCGCGGGGGATGCGGTGGGAGAGGTCGCGTAGGGCGTCCTGGATATGCTGGTCAAGCTCGCCCGTGGTCCAGACTGCGGCGGCGGCGTCGTCAAGGACGGTCTGGAGGCGGCCCCTGATCGTGGCGAGCGTGGTCGGCACCTAGCGGCGCTCCGTTAGGCGGGCCGGGCGATGGGTTTCTTGGGCCGTGGGCCGCGTGGCGGTGGCGGCGGCGGTGTTGGCGCGGCGATGACGAGCTTGCGGCCGCAGTTGCTGCAACTCTGGTCGTCCTGCTCCAGGATGACCTTGGCTTGGCAGCGTGGGCACCAGACGCCCGCCATTGGTTAGTTGGTCCAGTCGCCCGATGAGATGCCGTCGATACGGCCTATGGCCTGGCTGGCCTTGACGCAGAGGGCGGTGTAGGCCTTGAGGCGGGTGCGGCGGGCGTCCTGGGTTTCCAGGGCCCCGACGTCTTCGACCTGGATGATCCGTTCCAGGTCGTCCTGGGCGTTGGGGTCGTCGGCGGAGATGCCGAACAGGCCGTCCTCGGCGAGGCGGCAGGCGAAGATGCTGGAGGCGGTGCTGCCGGTCTTGGCCGAGAAGACGCCGCCGGATATGGCTTCGGTGTCGACAATGAAGTCGCAGGGGAGGATGGGGACTTCGTTGAAGGCCTGGACTTGTCGGTCGATGCCGGCGATGTTCGTTAGTGCGAGTTCCCAGCCCTGGGAGACGGCGAGCTTTTGGATGCCGCGGCGGGTGCGGCGGCTCATCAGGAGGACGGTGGGGCGGGGGCGAATGAGGTCAACGAGTTCGCGAAGGAGGGTGAAGGTGCCGACGCCGGGCACGGTGGTGGCGCCGGCGTGAAGCTGCTGGGCGGTTACGTCGTCGCTGATGATCTCGTGCAGGCCGTCGAACTGGGCGGCGGCGGCGTCGATGCTGCCGTAGATGGCAGCGTCGCCCCAGGTGTCAGCGAAGTTGCGGGCCTTCATGGCTAGAAGCTCGGCGCGGAGGTCTTGGTCCTTGGAGCGGGTGACGCGGAGGAAGTTGTCTATGTCGGCGTCGCCGATGAGGATCTTGAGGGCGGTTGTTATCAGGCTGGTGGTGGGGACGCCCTCTATGACGGTGCCGCCGGCGGCTATGAAGGTGGGGGCGCTGGCGGCGAGCTCGCGCTGGTACTGGAGGGCGTTGCCACGGATGGGCGTGAACGGCAGGAGGCCTAGGAGGGGGTTCTGGTCCATGGTGATCTCGGCGACGCCGACGAGAACCTGGTTGGTGCTGTACTTGTCGGCTTCGGCGAGTGTCAGGGCCATTGTTTAGCTCCTCTGGGCGAGGCCGAACTTGATGCGATCGATGCCCTTGGTGCCTTCGGGTGCCGTAGCGGGGGAGCGGGTGGCGCCTGCGTCGATAGGTGTAGGCGGTGCTGGGGGTGCGGCGGCACCGTTCCGGGCTGCTTCGGCTTGCTGGCGGATGTGGTCTGCGACTGCGCGGGCGGTGGTGACGGTGGCCTGGATGGCGGCGAGGTCGGCGCCCTCAAAGGCGGCGTCGGGCAGGTCTGGGTTAGCGGTGTGCAGGGCAGCGACCTCTAGCTCTAGATTTCGGGCTTGGGCCTGGGTTAGCTGCTCCTGGAGGGCAGCGGCGTCGGTCTGCTGCTGCCGGGCGGCGGCGATGGTAGCGGCGGTCTCGTCAGGCGTGGGGTTGCCGTCGGTGTCTGGCATTTCGTAAGAAGCTTAAGCGGGTGCGCGGCTGCCTGTCAAGGGGCGACGAGTGCTCTCCATATGGCTCCCCAGCTTCCCATTCTTGGTGCCCACCACCAGGGAGCGGGGGGGGTGGCTGGGCCTGGAAGGAGGAACGGTGCGAGAAGGGAGAGGCCGTAGATGAAGATGAAGGCCGGACCGGCCGTAGTGTGGGCTCCCTGTCAGGTGCCGGTGATGGGGACCGGGGACCAGGCGCCGGTCGGCTGGCAGGCATGGAGTGGGTTGAGCGGGTCGACGCCCTTGCAGCCGAGGGGGGCGCAGGCGGAGACGGTGGCCGTGAAGCCGAGAGTCTGGAGTATGTGGCCGAGGTTATGGGACATTGGCGGCGGGGGCCGGCTGCAGCTGGAGGGCGAGGGTACTAAGCTGCTTGGCCTCGTCGATGACGCGGGTGAGCTCGGTTTCCGGGTCGGGGTCGCCGAGGTTGGCGAGGGCGGTCTGGCGGCTCCGGATGCCGGCGCCGACGAGGGCGACTTCGCGCCCGGCGTCAAGGGCCTGGTCCGGGGGTGTGATTGTGGCCCAGTCGGCGGTGAGGCCGTCGATAGAATCGGTGTACTCCGTGCCGCCGAACTTGTCGGAGAGCTTTAGGGCGAGGGTGGCGCGGAGGCGGTAGGCGTCGCTGCGGATGATGCGTTTGCGCTCGACCTTCTGGAGAAGGGGCTGCATCTCGACCTGGAGGGCGACGCCGCTCAGGTCGCGGTCGGTGCCGCCGAAGGCGGTGCGCGGCGTCTCGCTGAGGTCGTGGAGGGCGCGTAGGAGGTGGTCGGTATAGTCGAGGTGGAGGCGGACGCCGCCGCCCTGCAAGAGGTCCAGCAGGTAGGCTTTAGCGCCCTCCGGTAGCTCCCAGACGGCGCCGGGCTGGGCGGCGATGTCCTGGGTGCTGTCCACGTTCTCCAGAACGGCGATCGGGAAGCCGGACAGCTCCATGATATTGCTGACACGGGTCATCTGGCGGTTGAACTCCTGGGCGATCTCCTTCAGCGGGATGACGTCGGACTCGCCCCACCAGCGCTTGGGCACCTGGGCGTTGGGATAGATGACGAATGGTATGAGGCCGTAGGGGTTGACCTGGCTGAGGGCGGGCACAGGGCCGCCGTCGATCCAGATGTCCAGGGCTTTGTCGGTCCAGTCCTCGGTGATCTCGGCGGTCTTGTCGCGTGGGGCGACGCCCCACAGTGCGATTACGTCCTCGCGGGGCAGGGTGTAGCGGTGGGCGACGCGGGTATAGCGGGTGGGGTCAGTGGGGTGCGGCCAAGGGAAGAGACCGCGGACGTCAGGCGCGGTGACGGCGACGCGTTCCTCGGCTGTGTCCCAGGTGACCTTGTAGGCGGCGTCACCGAGAACGGCGGCGTCCACTTCGGTTACGAGGTCTAGGCGGGCGAGGCCGTTATTATCTGCGAGGTCGGATAGGTAGGTCTCGACGGCGGCGGCGGCGGCGATGTCCTTGGGGCCGTCCGATCGGGGGATGGCGTTGAGGGTGGCGCCCTTCATGACGTAGGTAGAGGTCTTGTTGACTATGGCCTTGACGTAGTTGAGGGTAAGGCGGCGGGCGCTACGGGTGCGCGGGTCGGCGGCGGGCCACTGCTTGCCCTCGTAGAAGGCGAGAGCGTCCGTGTACTGGCCTAGGCGATCCTTGTCTCGGTTCTTGAGGAGCTGGGGAAGCGGCGGCGTGGCTGGCATCTCTCAGGGGATTCTACCACGGGCGTGACGGGGTTGCGCTTTGGTGGCTGCCTCGACGGCGAGGGCGGCGGCGGCAACGTAGTCGTCGTGCCCTTGCGACGGGTCGACGTGCCAGCGGACGGTCCGGTTGGGCCTGTACTCCGCGCGGCAGAGGCGTAGCTGGCGGACCGCTTCGTTGTGCTCGGCGCTGCCGTCGGCCTTCCAGAGCTTTAGAGCGCTGGTGTTGGTGGCGGCCTGGAGCTGGTAGCCCAGATGTGACTTGCTCTGCTCGGTGAACTTGAACGCTGTCACTTTGTGCTGGCCGAGGGAGCGGGCCAGCAGGATAGCCATTGCCTCGCCGGCGGCGGTGGCGTCCACGGCTATGTGAGTGATCCGCCAGACGTCGGTGAGGAGGCGGTGAAGGTGGGCATAGAGCGCGTCATGGCCTGTGCCCTGCCAGGTATAGATGGCGACGGTCTCGGAGAGAGGGAGCTGGTGTTTAGGGCCGGGGGTGACGCGGCTGATCCACAATACGTTGTGGTCGCGGTCGCGGGGGCTCAACGGGTCTGTCTCTTCCCCGGCCACGTCGAAGCCGGCGGCGTAGGTCTCGCCTGGCTTGGCGAAGTGGCGGCGGTCGTGGCTGCCCTGGAGGTTGGTGAGCTGGGCGGGCGATAGCAGGCGGCCGGTGCCCGGTAGAGGCGTTAGGTCGTACTGGCTCGTGAAGAGGGGGTGCGTGGGTCCGAGCCGGAGGCGCTCGGCGGCGACGTAGCGGGCGTAGGCGGGAACGTGCCGGGCGACCTCGGGCCAGGGGTATTCGAAATGGCGGCGTAGACCGTCCTTGCGCTCGCGCTCCTTGTTCTCAGCAACGGTCGCCAGGAGTAGGTCGTCCTCGGCCCAGGGCGTGCCATAGAGGACGGTCGTGGCGGCGGTGCTGGAAGCCATTGGCCGAAAATCTTTGGTGAAGCGGTCGGGGTCGATGTCCTGAGCCTCGTCGGCTTCTAGGAGCAGGCCGGCAGTGGCCCCCAGGACGCTGGCGCCCGGTGAGGCGCTGAGGAAGTTCCAGGCGGCGGCGCCCAGGGTGAGCAGGTGGCCCTCCTCCATGGCGTAGGCGTTGCGGAAGCCGGCGGCGTCCAGGTGGGCTCTGAGGCGGCGGATGCTGTTGCGGAGCTGCGGCGTCAGGGTGGGCGCGGTCTTCACGCCGACGGCGGCGGGGTTCGCCATGTTGGCGACGAGTAAGACCTTCTCGATCCATGCGCTGAGTTCGTTCTTGCCGGCCTGGCGGGACATCAGGACTGTGAAGGTGTTGCCGTCGCCGAGGCGGGCGTCGCGGAGGATGGCCCGCGCGGGCTCGGCCTGGTAGGGGCGGAGGCGGATGGTCATTCGGGTTCGGGTAGGTGCGCCTGAACGCCTTCGATGGTGATTGTGATAGGGAGGCGGCCGTTCGTCATGTCGCGTAGAATGGCGAGCCCGGTGGCATAGCTGCGGATGGTGATCTGGAGGCGGAGGGGCAGGGGTGCGCCGGTCTTGCTGTCGCTGGCGATGGTGCAACGTTCCAGGCGGGCGGTGTATATGGGCTTCGTCATCGGACAAGGCCTGCGGACCAGATGGCGAAGGCGAGTAGGAGAAGGAGAAAGAGCATGACGTAGGGCCAGGTCCAGCCTTCGGGGTCGCGGTCGTCGTCGTTCACGAGACCGCCTGCTGGACGGCGCTGAGCTCGCGCAGGGCGGTCAGTGTGCGGGCCTCTATGGCGGCCAGCTCGCGGTCGGCGGCCTGGAGGTTGTGACGGCGGTCACGGATGCGCCGTAGCAGGCCGGCGCCGTTGGCTGTCCAGGTGTTGATCTCGTCGTCTAGGTTGTTGTCGTCGGGGTTGATCATGACGTCTGCTCCTTTCCTTGGGCGTGGGTGTTCCAGCGGCAGGATGGGCAGTACAGGCGGGCTCCGTAGCCCTGGGCAATGGTGAGGTGGATGGTGTGATTGAGGGTTGCACCTGCGCTTTCCAGACGGGTATAGACGCCGTCAGGGTGGGCGTCAAAACCGTCTACTACGGCGGCGATGTCGGGCAGGTGGGCAAGGTGTTGGCGGAGGAAGCCCTGCGCTCCGATGAAGCCGTGGGCGGCCATGCGGACGGCCAGGCCGGTGAGGCGGTTTGATTGTTCCTGCGATGATGATGATGATGCTGAGTGGAAGGGGACGACGTTCGGGGCCTGGGGGTCCAACCATGCCATGCGGCGCTCGGCGGCGGCGGCCCCATCACGGATGTACGGGAGAAGGAAGTCGCGGACGCCTTCGGGGAGCTGGGCGAGGGCGTGGCGCAGGCGTTGGTCGCGGGCGTAGCGGCCGGTTCGGAGGCGATTCTTGTTACCGCGCGGCGCGCCTGCGCCGGGCCGGCGTCCTCCCCGGCCGCTCACTTGTTCAGTTGCTCCCGGTACTGGCCGCGGGCGCTGGGGCTTCTGCGGCGGCGGCGGTCGGTTGTTGGTGGCGGCGGCAGGCGATCCAGAACGCAGCAACGCCCCTCCTTGCGGTGCTGCCAAGGGCAGGTACAACCCGGGTGCGGGTTGCGGCGGCGGTAGGCGGCGAGGATCTGGGCCTCCTGCCCGGGATACCACCTGAGTAGATTCTGCAGGGCGGCGTCGTTTGAGATGGCCGCGGATTCGTCGAACGTGGGTTGAATCGAGGGCGTCGGCATGGGAACAATCAAACGTGCAGCACGTCCAGCACCACCAGCGGATAGCGTGGGCCGGGTGGCGGTCTAAGTGCTCCCGGACGTGGATGGGCAGGTAGAAGGGGAGAAAAGGGGGCAGGTGGTGGCTGCGTGGGCAGTCCAGGCAGATCAGGCCGGGGCCATCGTAACCGGCGGCCTGGGCGAGCTGGCGGAGTAGCTGGAGTTGAAGGTGGTCCCCCGCGTACAATTAGGCAGTGGCTCGATTCTACTGCGGCCGCACCGGAGGCGCTATGCACTTCAGCTATAGTGCGAAGCTGCGTGGCGACCGCCCCTGTCCTGCCTGAGCTGGTGCTGGGCGCGATTATACCACCGCTGTTGGGGGCCGGTGCGTTGGTGCTCTGCATCCCGTCTCTCCCTGGTGCTCGCTGCCTGGCCGGCGGCCCCGCGCCGTTAGCCTGGGGGCCTGGGTCGCTGGGGCCGCCGGAGGCGGTCGCAAAGCACCGCCCTGACGATAGACGCTGGGGCGTGTGACTGTCAATAGGTGTACGCGCCTGCGCGGATGCCCGCCCTTCGGACGATATAGGGAAGCTCCTGGGCCCGGCGCGGCGTCCAGTCAGCGGGGTGTTGAGTGGTGAGGGGGAGCCTCTTATGGCTTGACGGTCGCCGCGCGGGTTTGAGAATGAATGGAGGTCGAAGGGCGGTGTGTGCCTAAAAAAAAGGGGCCGCCCTTTGCGGGGCGGCCCCAGAGCGAGATTAGGGGCTGTAGCCCTCCTTGATGAGAAGGGCTTGGTCTTGGTGATCGAATGTGTGCCAGGCGTGGAGGATTTCGGCGTGGGGGCTCCAGTTGGGTGGGTAGTCGCAGAGCTGGTTGAGGATGTAGTCTGCGGCGGCTCGGACATTGGTTGAGAAGATCCGGATGGTAGCTAGGCGGTGGCTGTTCCGTCCGTCTGTTAGTCGGAAGACGACGTTTAGGTTGTAGCGTTTGCTTTTCACGGTGCTCCTTTCAGTAGGAAGGAATGGCTATGTGCAGGGTTTTCCGTACCAGCACGAGCAGGCTTTAGCGAACCGGCAGGGGTGGTTTTGTTGGGCGGTTTTGCGGCAGACTGGGCAGGTCATGGTCTGTCCTTTCTAGTGGCAGGCGCAGTCGCAGTGCCGGCCTTCTTGGCGGGCTTCGCAGTCGTGGTCAGTGATGTCGGCGCCCATCTCGAGGCAGAGGAAGCGGATGGTCTCTAGGTTCTGGGCGCCTTCATCCTGGGCGGCGTCCATGCAGGAATCGCAGATACGGGTGTGGCGCCGGGCCTCGAGTGTACCGGCTGCGTCGGCTGCGAGCTGGTCGGTGAGGTTCACGGGTGGCCTCCGATCTCGCTGAGGCGTCTTGGCGTGCAGTGGAGATCGCGTTCGATGGGTAGGCCGAAGGTTCCCCGGAAGTCGACGAGTTCCTGCATACTGACGTAGCCGAGCTTGGTTTCCTGGAGGACGCAGAGCCCGTAAGCGATGCGCGTTGCGGGGTCGTATTCCGCGAGGTACCATGTGCCGATTCCGGTAGGGTTGAACAGCTTGACCTTGGCTATAGGGTCGTTAGGGCGCTCGTTGCGTATGGGCAGCTTGTCACTGGCCCGGATGTAGCGGTAGGAGGGGCGCTTCTGGAAGGTGCTAACCTCTAGGTCTGGGGTCATGCTGCTTCTCCTTTCGTGAAGAGGTATTGTTGGATGCCGCCGTCGGCGGTGCAGTCGTGGGGTTCGGTGAGTAGTTGTAGCTGAGGCTGCCCTGTAGCGCCACAGGTGCGGCAGGGTGTCCAGGTGTAGCCACAGCGTGGGCATTTGCGGGTGTCGGGGCTGCGGATGGTTGTGGCGCAGTAGGGGCAGCGCACGGTGTACCTCCTTTCGGTAGTGGCGGGCGGAGC